ATTATGTTTTTAAATAGAGTTATTCCTGACTTTGATTTAAGTGATGGTAGTTTAACATTCTCAATTAAAACAAAAGATTTTCCTGAAAGTAGTACATCAAGAGAAAAACCAAGTCCACCACATACTGTAACAAATGCTACAGCAAAGATAGATATGAGAGCCAGAGGAAGACAGGGGAGAGTAAGAGTGTCTTGTGACTCTGCAGGTACTAGCTGGAAATGGGGTTCTATTAGATTAGCGATTCAACCAGATGGTAGAAGATAATGGCACGTTATCCAGCAGTACCTAGATTATATAATGAATTAAAAGATAATCCTGAAGTTGAACAAATGTATAAGGATTTAGAACAATGGGGTGCAGCTTTAGTTAATCAATTAGATACCAGAGATGCACAAGTAGATGGAACACCTTCTACAAAAATATATACAGTTGTAACAATAACTGATATAGGTAGACCAAGAAAAGGTGATATAGCGTATGCAGCATCTGCAGGTAAGTTTAAAGGTTATGTTAGTACAACAGCCACACAAGCATGGGAAAATTTAAATTGAAGAATAATGAGTTTTTTAAATTTATTAATAAAAGCACATATATAGATAATATAAATACAGGACAAGTTATACCACCTAATATGTATAGTTCACAAGAATTTGTAAAACCTATAGCAGACTCTTCAAAAATAGTGTATAATAGTAATAGTAACTTTATTGCAGATAACACTAAACCCCAATCAAATGTTTTTAATATAAAGAATATAAGTAATGACACCACCAAATAGATTAGAACAAATTGCAGAATTTCAAGATGCAATACAAAGCGAAGAAGGATTAGAGAGGTTAAGAGCTATGCAATATTTACAAGCAATGAATAATCAAGGACTTATGGGATTACCTATGGTACGAAGACAAGAACCAGGTATGACGAAACCTGAATATTCAATAGAAGATTTAGCAACTGCTGTTGCAATAAAAAGACGTGGTGGAGTTTCAGATGCTGAAGATATTAATGCAAGTGAAATTATAGCATATTTTAGAAATATTGATTCTGACATGGTTGATAGTTTTTTTGAATCTGAACAAGAAGAAATAGATTTAGAACGAAGTGATGCAAGAAAAGAAATGTTTGAAAATATAAAAGAAACAGCAACAAAAGGTTTAAAAAGTATTTTACCTTTTATAGGTAGACAGTATGGTGGTGAAGTAGGAACTGGTGGTTTATTAGGTTTAACTGATGATGGTGTGCAAATATTTGATGATACTACACAAGGAATAGAAAATAGAGCACAATATGGTGGAACATTACAGAGTTGGAATGAAGCAGGATTAACAGGTACATCTCCTGAATATTCAACAGCTCCAATTACACCAACAGAAAGTTTTCAATCAATGTCAGATGTTACACCATTAGATCCAGTAGCTACAGGTATGCCTGCTAGTTTAATGGAAATGCCTTCTGTACAAGCAAGAGGTGGTGTATATAATGCTAGTGAGTTTAGAGATGCAGGTGTAGATTTAGCAACCCCTGCAGGTATTCCTGAAACTATTATTCAACAAGGACAAGAACAAGTAGGATCAATGTATAGAGATCCTCATACAGGTAAAATACCATATTCTTTATATCAACCACAACCAGTAAATACTTATGCTCAAGGATATGATTTAGGAGGTATGGATTATTTTACAGCTAATCAATTAGCTTTAAATTCAGGTGCAGATAGATTTATGTATGGTGGTAAATATGCTGCAGTAGATCCAGGATTATTATCTAACTATAGAGATAATATGGATGCAGGATTTAGTGAAGAAACTGCTTATGGAATGATTAAACCTTGGGGTGCTAATGTAGAAAGAGATAAAATAAGAGAAGCTACAATAGGTATGCCTACTTTTTCTGGTAAAGGATCAACTCCACTACAAAGTGCTGAAGAAGCTAGATTAATAGCTGAAGGATTTACAAGAGATCGTTCTGGTAGATTAACAATACCAGGAACACCTCGTGCAGAAAAATATAGACAACTTGTAGCACAAGGTGTTGATATGGATAATCCTTATATGCGACAACTACATGGCTTTAAACATGGTGGTTCACTTGCTGACACAGCAGAAGGTCTAGCACAATTTGGTAGATATGGAGATAACATATTAGTCCATATGAATCCTGAAGAATTAGAAGGACTTGCATCACTTGGTAGAATAACATACAATCCAGTAACAGGATTACCTGAAGCATTTAGTCTTGGTAAGATATTTAGTAATATTACTAAACCTATTAGAAAAGTTTTTAAGTCTAAAGCTTTTAAAGCATTAGCACCTTTAGCTTTAACTATTGCAGCTCCTTATATAGCAACAGCAGTTGCTCCAGGACTATTTGGTAGTAGTGTAGCAGGTATGTCTGCATTACAAATGGGAGCAGCTACAGGACTAGGATCTCTTGCAGGTAATGTATTAGCAGGTGCTAAACCTGGAGATGCTTTTAAACAAGCATTAATTTCTGGAGCTTTGTCTGGTGGATTACAAGGAGTACAAACAGGTAATTGGTTAAAAGGAGCAGGTGCTGCTACTAAAACTTCACAATTAGGAACACTTAACCAATTAAGTCCAGGTGCTAAAAATATTAATGTAGGTTTAAGAGAAGTAGGAGGAGGAACTGTAGGAGGAAATCCACTATTTAAAGCTCAACAAGCTATGTTACCTTCAGCTTCAACAGGTACTGAAGTAATAGGTGCTAATATATTAAGTCCAGGAAGTGTACCAGGATATACAGGTCCAGGGTTACAAGCTACTGAAATGATGAATATTACACCAGATGCTGTACAAAACGTAACATCAAATGTAGTACCAGAATTTAGTAATATACAATTTACAACTGAGGGTGTACCTCCAGCTCCTGTAGCAGAAAAATCAGGATTTTTTGGAAGAGGAGATTTAACAGGTAGAGGAATTTCTGCAGATAGAATAAGTCAATCTGGTACAATGTTAGAAAAACTAAAAGGAATACCTTCGCAAATAGCACAAGATTATGGTAACTTAAAAGGTGCAGCAAAAATTGTAGGTATGGATTTAATGCAACCTGATTGGGATCAAGTTTATGCTGATGAAAAAGCTATGGAAGATCAATTAGCAAATATGGGTTATACTATTGATACAGGATTTGGAGGACAAAGAGTTATACGAGATCCTTCTGGTACTGTTCTTCCTCAAAATTTAAGTGTACAAGATATTTTAAATAGAGCTTTAGGATTACAACCACGAACTCGTTTAGCAGATCGTATTGATTTTGAATCTACTGCAAAAGCAGCACAAGGTGGTTTAGTATCATTAGCTCATGGTGGTGAATTTAGTGGTAAAGTAGAAGGAGATGGACATGGCATGGAAGATAATGTTTTTATGCCTATTAAAGAAAGTGGACAACAAATAGGAACATTAGCTGTTAGTCCTTCTGAATACGTTGTAGATGCTTATACAATGTCTGCTTTAGGTAATGGCAATCCTGATGAAGGAGCAAAAGTAATGGATGCTGTGATTAAAGGAGTACGTAAAAAAGCGTATGGAACAACAGAGCAACCTAATGAAATTAGTGGGTTACAAGCATTACAACCCATGATGGCAGGAGTATAAAATATGGGAATAATATCTTCATTTTTTGGTGAAAGACCAGCAGCACCTCAAACAGGAGGTTTTACACAAGGAGCACAAATACCTGAAGAGTTAGCTCCTTATTATAAAGATATATTAGGTAAAGCACAAGCTTTATATGATGCACGAACTGCAGAGGGATACCAACCTTATCAAGGTCCTACGCTTGCACAGTTTACACCAGAACAAGAACAAGCTTTTACAGGTATTGCAGGATTACAAGGTACAACAGCTCCTGTATTTGAAGAAGCTATGGGTTTAACAAGAGAAGCAGCAGCTCCTATAACTACAGAACAAGTAGAAGAGTATATGAATCCTTATCAACAAGCAGTTGTTGACATAGAAAAAAGAGAAGCACAAAAACAATATGAATCACAAGTAGTACCACAGTTAGCTGCTAGAGCTGCAACTACAGGTGGCTTTGGTGGTAGTCGTCAAGCTATATT